AAAACCCTACTCCTGGTAATGGTATTGGTGGCTGGGGTGGTGGTGGAAACGGTGGAGGTAGTACTTCAACAGGCTCTTTTGGTGGCAACGATTACACTAATTATCCATTTGGACCTAATTCAGGTCCTCCAGGTTTAGGCAGTCAAGTTTTAAGAAATGATTTTGGAAATGGTATGGGTGCTGGTGCTTCTGGTCAAAGAGGAGTATCAAGTGTTGGTTCTCCATTTGTTTCTGGTAGTGGTGGTAATGGTACTGTAGTTTTAAGATATTCAGGAACTCCGATTGCAACTGGAGGTACAATTGTAACTTCAGGTTCTTTCACATATCATTATTTTGCATCTTCATCTACTTTTGATTTAACTTTAAGTCCTTTATTAATTAGACCAGGAGCACCCGGAGAAAGTGGAGCAGTTACTGGTTCTAACGCAGCAAATAATACTGGTGGTGGAGCAGGTGGCTCATTCTATAATCAATCAGGTTCTAAAGGTGGAAGTGGATTCGTAGCATTAAGATATGAAGGAGCTCCAATAGCTATTGGAGGACAAATGATTGGAACTGAACATTACACATATCACATATACACAGCAAGTGGTCAGTTCTACGCAATAGGACAAGAAACAAACCCAAATATTAATCCTTGCCCTTAATAAAAAATTACTATATTTTTATATATAATTGTTAAATAACTAAATACAAAAACTATGAACGCAACAGAAGTATTAAAGAAGATTCTAACTACCTTAGCATTTGTTAAGGAAGAAGTAGAATTTACATACGCAAAATTAGCTGATGGTACAATCTTAGAATCTCCAACATTTGATGTAGGTGAATCAGTAGAAGTAGTATCTGAAGATGGAACTAAGACTGCAGCACCAGACGGTGAGCATGAAGTAGTTCTAAAAGATTCTGAAGGGAACGAAGTAAGAATCAAAGTAATTACCAAAGATGGTAAGATTACTGAAAGAGAAAATGTGGAGTTAGAAGCTCTAGCAGAAGTAGAAGTTGAAATAGAATCAGAAGCCGGTGGTGACATGGGTGATGACGAGGAAGTTGATACTGAAGAAACTGCAGAACCAATCTCTGAAGATATGAAGAAGCATAACGAAATGAAGAAAATGGTAGAAGAAATGCAATATCGTATTGAAGAATTGGAAAAGAAATACAATCAGATGGAAACCGTTAAAGAAGGTGGAGCAGCTGATGAAGTTAAAACTCAACCTTTACCTGGTGATCCTGGTTACAAAGCTGATGAAAAGATGGCAGCTGTTGAACCTGATGAAGATGAAGAACTTCCAAAATTGGATGGTGCACCAATTGATGAAAATGCACAAAAAACGAATATAAAATTAGGAAAGAATAGTATAAGTGCTAATCCACAAAATACTTTTTTATCTAAACTATATAAATAAAATAATTAAAATCATTTAGCAATGAAAAAACAACAAAATTTTGCACAACCAGCAGTTACATCAACTTACGCTGGTGAGTTCGCAGGAAAATACATTGCAGCGGCTTTATTATCAGCTAAAACATTGGACAACCAATACATTACTATTTTACCTAACGTAAAATATAAGAGTGTTATCCAATCAATTGCAGTTGATTCAATAATTAACGATGCATCATGTAATTTCACAACTTCTGGTACTGTAGCTCTTACTGAGAGAATCTTAGAACCAAAAGAACTTCAAGTTAACCTTGAATTATGTAAGCAAGAATTCGTAGATTCTTGGCAAGCACTACAATTAGGATATTCTGCATTCGATGAAATCCCTAAAGATTTCAACGATTTCTTAATCTCTTATGTAGGTGGAAAAGTAGCACAAGCTACTGAAGAATCTATTTGGAGAGGTGTTAACGCAACTAACGGACAATTTGGTGGTATCTATACCGCTTTATCTTCTTCAGTTGTAGCAGGTGGTGTAAACGCTCCTGTAACTTCTTCTCAATCAGGTTCTATCACTTCTGCAAACGTATTGGCAGCATTACAAAATGTAGTAGATGCTATTCCAGTAACTGTTTATGGAAAAGAAGACGTGATGATTTATGTTCCAACTAACGTTATTAAGGCTTATCAACAAGCTTTATCTGGCGTAAGTGTAACAAACGCAGGTGCTCAATCAGCATTAGCAGCAAACGGCTTTGACAACAAAATGTCCGTAGGTGCAAAACCATTGAACTTCAATGGTATTGACATAGCACATTGTCCTGGTCTTGCAGCTTCAGCAGTAGTAGCAGCACAAAAATCAAACTTATACTTCGGTACAGGTTTATTGAGTGACTACAATGAAGTAAGAGTATTAGATATGGCTAACTTAGATGGTTCTCAAAACTACAGAATCATTATGAGATATACAGCTGGTACACAATATGGTATCGGAACTGACATCGCAATCCATAAGAACTATTAATATATTGAATGAATAATGGGAGGGTGTAATTCCCTCCCTCATTCTTAAATGTATTAAAACAAAAAATTAACTTAAAAAACTAAAAACATGGCTTGTAATTTAACAATCGGTAGAAATGAACCTTGTAAAGATTCAATCGGCGGTTTAGATTCAGTTTACTTTGTAAACTATACTTCTGGCTCATTAGCAACGTCTTCTCAGGCGAATGGTGATGCTTTGATAGAATCTTTACCTTCTGGATTAACAGTTTATCAATACCAACTTAAAGGAAATTCTAGCTATACTGAAACAGTTAACTCATCAAGAGATAACGGTACTACTTTCTTCTCACAAGAATTAGTCCTAAACTTGAAGAAATTAACTAATGAGATGACAACTCAATTAAAGTTGATGGCTTATGGTAGACCTCAAATCTTCGTACACACTAGCGCAGGGGATACCCTATTAGTGGGACAAAGAGAGGGTGCAGATGTAACAGGCGGAACTATCCAAACTGGAGCGGCATTGGGTGACCTTTATGGTTATTCGGTAACCTTCACTGGATTAGAACCATTCCCAGCACCATTCGTATCAGGCTCAACATATGGTTCACCATTTGGAGCTATGGCTAATCAACCAACTATTGTAGGAAACACTAACTCATAGTATAGAAAAGAAATTATGAAAAGGGTAGCACAGGTGTTACCCTTTTTTTATGTCCATTACTATAATACATTCTAAAATTGTTAAATAATAAACTAAAGACGAGATAATGCTAACATACTACTCATCAGGAAGTAACATATGGACATTCCGCGTACAACCTACGGGTTCTGCAAACCTTAAATTGTATTTGCAAGATATGACAACTTTAGAAAACTATACTGCATCATTATCAAATTACACATATGATGCATATGAATCTAAGTTATCCTTTACAGCTTCGCAAGTTCCTCTTTTCGTATCAGCTAGTGTTGGTACTCAATGGAGAGCATTTATAAATGATACTACTTGCTCAATATGGCATGGTAGTGTTAGTGTATTTACATCTCAATCTGTTAATAAACCTAACTATGTAAATCAGATTCCTTTGGAAGATGTTTATATTAGTAACGTAAGTAACAACGAATATATAATTTTAGAATAATATGAAATTGAATCAAAATTTAAGTGTTGTAAATATGGCACAACAAGACATCCCTGTAATAACTGAAGATACAAAAACCCGTTATCAATGGGTACCTGTTGGTATTAGAGGACCTGATGATTTATTTCAGAATGTAACTGATGCTTATAACAACTCTACAACAAACGCAGCATGTGTAGAAGGGATAGCTGACTTAATATATGGTAAAGGTATTTACACAAAAAATAAAGCCTTTGAACAAACATTAGGTAAGATAATTCCTCAAGAAGAAATAAAGCGTGTAGCATTTGATTTAAAATTATATGGTAATGCTGCATTCCAAGTATATTGGGATGATAAGCATGAAAAGATTATAAAGATGTTCCACTCTCCAGTACAAAACTTTAGAGCTGAGAAATTAGGTGAGAATCCAAAAATAGAAAATTGGTACTATTGTACTGATTGGACTGACCATAAAGCACAAAGAAATAAAAAGAAGGTAGCAGCCTTTGGTACTTCTAAAGATAAAACGGAAATACTTTGGATAAAGAATTATTCACCAGGCAAATATTATTATTCCCTACCTGATTGGATACCTGCTTTACAATTATCTTTTGTAGAAGCTGAATTATCTAACTTACATTTAAACAATATTGAAAATGGTTTCTTACCATTAGTAATGTTGAATATGAATAATGGTATTCCAGCTCCTGAAGAAAGAGATACAATTGAAGATTTAATTGAGCAGAAATTTACAGGCACAAGAAATGCTGGTAGATTTATTATTACATTCAATGACGATCCCGAAAGAAAACCAACAATAGAAACTATACAAACTGATAATCTGCATGATAAAACAAAGTATGTTGCAGAATACGCACAAGATAGAATCTTAGTTGCACATAGAGTAACATCACCCCTTTTATTTGGCATTCGTACATCAGCTGTTGGATTTAGTTCTCAATCAGAAGAAATGAAAACAGCTTACTCTATTTTACAAACAATGACAATTAATCCATTCCAAAACTTAATCATTAACTTCTTATCAGAAGCATTGACTGTTGGTGGATATGAGGCTTCTGAATTATACTTTGAACAATTAACACCATTGGTAATTCTTGCAGAAACAGCAGCGGAGACAGGACAAACAGTTGACCAGGTACAAGATGATATTAACGCACAATCAGAAAACCCTGCAGAGATTGAAGATAATCCGTCATCAGTTGATGAAAATATAGAAACTGAAACGTTAATGGATTATTCAAAAACTAATCCAAACTTCTCTAAGAATTTTGAAACATATAAAAAATAACTAAGATATGGCATACGCTTTATTTATAACAAGAAACGATATAATCAAAAACACCCCATTACAGGGTTCTATTGATGCAGATAGATTACTTAACTTTGTGAGAACTGCGCAGGACAAATACATCCTAAACCTATTAGGTACAGTATTATTTGATTTTTTACAAGCTCGTATAGTAGCAGGGACAGTTGGTTCATTAGATTCCTATTATCAGGACCTAATCAACGAACATATCAAGCCTACTCTAATATGGTACGCTTGTGTTGAATACATCCCTTTTAGTGGGGTGCAATTCAAAAGTGAAGGTGCAGTGAAGCATGAAACAGAAACGGCTAAATCAGTAAGCAAAAACGAAGTAGATTATCTTCTTCAAAAAGCTATGAACAACGCTGATTACTACGCGACTAGAATGCAAAACTATCTAATATCATATTCTAATCAAATACCTCAATACTATCAATCAGTAGGAAATCAAACACAAATCTACCCTGATATGGGAAATGCTTATTTTGGTGGAATAAACTTATAATAATATGCCTGTAAATTTAGTAAATAACTTAGGTACTAATTACGTTTTATATTATAATGTAATTAACTACTTCAAAACAATAATGAAGAATCACCCATCTATTCAAAGGGTTACTTATGGTAGCAATTTTGAATTAGATATGGATGAATTTCCACAATATCCAATTGGTAATGTGATGATAACAAACGCTAGATTCCAACAAAAAGTACTTCATTATACAGTCCAACTTACTATTGCTGATAAAGTTAAATTAAAAAACGATGAAAGTATTGGTAGTGCAAACGATGAAACAGTACCTTTTTATGGTAGTGATGATTCGGTTGATATACACTCTAATACATTTTCAATACTAAATGACCTTATTACTTTTACACAAAGAGGGACAGACCAAATAGACATTGTTACCGAACCTAGAGCTGTACCATTTAAAAATGAATTTCCAAATGCATTAGCAGGTTGGGTTTGTACATTTGATTTAGAAGTATTTAATCAGCAAGACCTTTGTTTATATCCTAACTTATTGGGTACTGCATTAGATATTAAAGGTGTACAAACTGATTGTTAATGAAAACATTAGAAGAAGTAGCTCAAACATACGCAAAACTATCCCAATTATATATGATAAGTGGGAATTGGAAACCTGCTTATAAGACCGGTAATTTATATAATACAATAGGTTCATATAATACAGCAGCACAAATGATTAAGAGTGCAGCTACTACTACAACTGAATTTCAATTACCACAACAAACTATATCTTTACAATTTGCACCTCCGGGCGCAACATATGGTAAATGGGTAGAATGGGGTAATGGTACGGGTGTAGGTGCTGGTAAACCAAGACCATTCGCTAAACAGGCATCTAATGACCCACTCCTAAAGAAAACAATTGATGAGTATATGGGTGGAGTGATACAAAAAGATTTTATACCTGTAATAGAAATAGGTATAAAGAGAGCATTTAAGAATTTAGCTACTGAAAGGGCGGCTAGATAACCCTCCAATACTTTTTGTTCTAAGAAGGTTAAATTAATAAAAGATTTTAGATGGCTTTAACATATAACCAATTCCCTGCAACGGCATCGTTAGTACAATCACCTACGGTATTTACATTATCGGAGAGTGGATTAGTGTACACTTCTGCATCATTTCAATATTATTTAGACCTATATTATTGGGATGGAACACCAAACCAATCTGCTTCAATAGCAAATTACACATTAGTAAAATATCCAAATGCAAGTAATGTTGGTATTTTTGATGTTGGTAGAATCCTTAATTCAACACTAACTTCTTCAGCAGAAACTAATCCTTCAAACGTAAAATATTTTAAAGTAGATGGATATTTTAGATACCTTTCATCTTCGATTTATGTAACAAGTTCGCATACTGCAAGTGGTACATATAAAGCATTAGATGGATACGCATTATTTGATGAACCAATTGGACAACAAATTACATCTAAATCAATTCATTGGCCATTAATGAGCGATGGACCTGCTACTCAATCAGTATTATCAGGTGATATAGGATATGGTGGAGTTTATGTAGGAACAACAGGATTTACACAACCAAACAAATTAGTTTACACAGGTAATTTAGGTAGTGCAAACTTTACATTAAGTGGTAGTGTTTCATCTTCTCAACAAGTTCAACAATACCCTCTAGCACCTCAAGCGAACGGCTTCCCGATAAGCACATTATCAGATTCATATTCTATCCAAGCGTTCAATAATAGTACTGCCTTGGGTTCGCCAGTGTACTACGAAGTGGTTTGTCAACAAAAGTATCCAAACGTTAGACTTAAATGGAAGAATAGATACGGTCAATTTGATTGGTTCTCATTCTATATGGTTAATAAACAATCATTTTCAACTGAAAAAAGAAGTTATCAACCACAATTAGGAACTTGGTCAGGTAAAACACTTTCGTATAATCAATCCGATAGTTCAAACTTAAATTATATAGTAGACTCAAAACAATCTATTCAGATTAATACTGATTGGGTTGATGAATCTTATAATGATATATTCAAACAATTATTAGTTTCAGAAGAAATATATTGGGTTAAATCAGCTACTGACTTATTACCTCTTACTATTAGTACTAATTCACTTACCTTTAAAACAGGTGTAGTAGATAAATTAATACAATATACATTTGAGTTAGACTTTGGACAAGGGTACAAATTAATCTTGTAATATATGGGAGTATTAAGTACACAAGGAATTGAATTCCAATTAGTTGCAGAAGGACAGATTTTAGATTTATTTAAAGATGAAGATATTTTGTTATCTGATAATGTTACAGGTCTTTTTGATTTGGGCATTATACCTGCCGATTTTACTAGGCAGATTACGTTGCCCGGTTCCAAAAAGAACAATGCTTTTTTTGAGCATGTGTATGATATTAGTGTACAATCTCCTGATACATTTGCTACTAACGTAAAAGTTAGTTGTTATTTAGATTTCGGTGGAATACTTCTATCGCAAGGATATTTACAACTTAATAAAGTAAATGTATATGCAAACAAATTTATTGATTCTTATGAAGTTACTATATTTGGAGCTATATCTTCCTTTGCTAGACAGATTAATAGGTCTTATTTAAATGATTTAACTTCATTAAGTTCATATAATCACACATCATCAATTGCAGCAATTACATCTTCTTGGAGTGGTAGTTTATTTAATGGTGATATTGTTTATCCATTGGCAGAATATGGACAGAAAATAAGATATAATCCTGAAGAAGCTAATTATGGAATAGATTCACCTTACGATGCTTTATGTGTGCAAGATTTTAAGCCGGCCATTAAAACAAAAGTAGTATGGGATGCAATATTTAGTGAAGCTGGATATACATACTCATCATCTTTTATAGCTAATGGTGGTTTTAATGGAACGTATTTAGTTTGTAATAGACAATTAAGATATCCACTATATGCAGAAGTAAATGCTGAAACATATGGTTTATTTAAAACAGCTCCTTTTTCTGGTAGTGGAGCTACTGATGTTGTATTAACTGCAACTACTGATTATAGATTACCATGGGCTAATATTATTTCAAACCCTGGCGGACAGATGGGTACTGATTTAACTTTTCGTAACACATATCCAACTGAATTAAGAGGAAATATAAATCTTAACTTTCAGATAAGTGCTTCTGGTGCTGGAAATAGTGTACCATTGTTTACATTTAAGATTAAGAACTTAGATACGAATACAAATACTTCAGACCAAAGATTAGGTGTGATAAACAATTATATGGATGAAATTTATTTATATAATAATCCTACAACAAAAACACAAACATTTAATATATCTCAACAATTTAATTCTGCTCTATTACCATCGGGTTCTTATGGATTTTATTTATTATATAACTACTCAGGTTCAGCATCTAATTTTACTTTAACATTAGACCCAAATGGACAACCAAAATCTTATTTAGAAGTAACTAAAGCAACTGGAATAGGTGATGGATTAGTAATGGATATTCCTTTGAATATGCCATTTGGTACGCAAGGTATAAAACAAATAGATTTCTTAACTTCAATACAAAAGAAATATAATTTAGTAATATATCCATCTAAAACTGTAAGAAATGAGTTCATCATAGAACCTTTTAATAATTGGTATAATAAAGGTAGAAGATGGAATTTTAATCAATATGCAAATTTAAATGAAAAAATAGAAGTAATTCCAGCTAATAACTTAGCTGTAAGTGAATTAAACTTTGGAGATACATTAGATAACGATTATATATCTCAACAATTTAATAAAGAAGCTAATAGAGAATTTGGAAAACAATATTATGCAGATACTCAAAATTTCTTTTCACAAGGAAAATTTGAAGTTAAAACATCATTAGCATCTACACAATTATTACAAATAGAAAATACTGGATTATCAGGATCTGTAGCTGGATTAAACCCTACACCTGTAACTTCATACGCATATCAAATAGGAAGCGAAGGATATAATAGCAAATATGATGCATGTTATAACACATATTCTTATCCAACAACAGTATATGCTGCATCTCCTACTGAAGAAGGTGTTACTGCATTTTATTATGATGAACAATTATCAATTGGATTTAATGGTAATTACCAATATTGGAAATGGTATAAATATGGTTATGGAGATTACTATACTTCATTTATTACATACACTGGTAATGTATATTCAACACAAACTTGCGGAGGAGTTTAAAATAAATTATTATGGCACAAAAAATACCTATATACATTCCAACTTACATATCAGCTGACAATTATGCTCCGGCTAGAGTACAACCAAGAGTTTTATATTCTAATGGAATGCTTCAATGTGAAACATTTTATATTCAAGGATTCTCAACACCAAGTAGCGCTTCTGTAAATGTTTATGCACAATCATCATTTCCTTACTTTGATAATTACAGTGTAGTATCTGGTTCTCAATTTCCAACAACTGGTTCTAAATCCCTTTTATTTTATAATGAACAACCTGTATATGGTAGTACACCAACTGCATCACTATATTCAACTTATTGGAGTGATTATGTAAACTTACTTTATAGTCCAAGAACTCGTTTACTAAATATGGCAGCAATTATTCCTCTAGCGGATTATATTGATATGGAACTTAACGATATTGTAAACTTTAGAGGTAATGACTATCATCTTAGAGCCTTAAACGATTACAACTTGTCTACTGGTGAGGTAAACATACAATTATTAGGACCTATTTTAGAGGGTTCGTTAAATGTACAATCTTAAATGTTATAATACTATGATAAAGAATATAATAGATTTATTAGTTGCAAAAGAGTATTACGGTGTATCAAAAAACGTAGATTTTGCTAAAGGTAATAGAAAAATTCCTTATAGTTGGAAACAAGTAAAAGAATTATTAAAACGCATGTGGTATGGCAGATAACACTACTGAATATAAGGTAATAGTAGATACCGAAGTAACTGGCGGCGATGAAGTTGGAAAATTAGGTGATGAAGCTGATAAGACCGGTGGTAAATTTAAATCACTTAAATCACAAATCAGAGAAACCACAGTTGGATTACAAAAACTTGCCGATGAAGGTAAGACTGGTACTGCTGAATTTGAGAAACTAAGAAATAAATTAGATGACCTCAACGATGCACAAGATAGAGTAAACTTTCAAGCCGGTCAGTTTGATGACCAATTAGCTGCATTACCTGGTCCTATTGGACAAGTTGGTGGAGCCCTAAAAGGATTTCAAGAAGGATTAAATAAATTTAGTTTAGGATTTAAATTAGCATTAGGAGCAGTTGTTCTTATTATAGGTGCTATATCAGCATTCAAAGAATCTTTAAGTAGAACCGAAGAAGGACAGAAGAAATTAAATAAGATAACCGAAGCATTTGAAAAGATAATGAACGGTCTATTTGCAGTAATTGAGCCTGTTGCTATGATGTTGGCTGATTTAGTTGTTGAGTTATTATCTAACGAAAAGGTAATGAAAACCCTTTCGGTAACAATGGGAGTCTTAGCAGGTACATTTACGGCAGTATTGGGTGTTGCAAAAGAGTTAGGTGGATTTATAATTAACAACTTTGTAAATTATTTTAAAACACTTATTGGAGTTGCTACCGGAGCTGGTAAAGTTCTTAAAGGTGTATTCACATTTGATTTAGACCTTATTAAAGAAGGTGTAAAGCAAGCTGGTGATACCGTTAAAACAGGCGTAACTTCGTTTGTAGATAACGTTAAGAGTACAGCAAAAGGAATTGGAACTGCAGTAGTTGATGGAGTTAAAACCGGAATGGAAACAGGCTCTAAATCATTTACTGAAGGTTCGAAAAGATTAACTGAAGCTGAAAAGAAAG